ATGAAACCCGATATATCTTCCTGCAATAACGCCGCCCAGATTAGGCGGCTTATTGATAAATATTTCGACACTATAAAAGGTGAATACCACCTCGAACAAAAACCTTTAAAAAGCAGCAAAGACAATGCAGAAACTATTGAACACAAAGTTTGGGACCGTGAGCCTGAACCGGCCACCCTCTCGGGATTGGCCCTCGCCCTTGGCTTTAGCAGCCGACAGGAATTTCAGGATTATGTGCAGCATGGCTGTTTTTCGCAAGCTGTTAAACAGGGAGTTTTACGTGTAGAAGCCAGTTATGAAGCACATTTACATCAAAATACAACAGGCGCAATGTTCGCGTTAAAAAGTATGGGATGGAGCGAAAAACATGAGCAGGCAACAGCCAATTCAGAAACCGAAAACACCCTCAAAGTAGAGATCTTTGACGCTGGTCCTCCTCCTGCTGCCAGCGAAAAAGATGTAAAATTATAACCAGGTATCCAACAGCACTTCAGCCAGCAGATAAACAATTAATAATCATGACCAATGACGAAATAAGTACCGAAATTACACTTAAAGAACCGGAAGGTTTTCACTGCTCAATCCTGTTTAAACAAAATTACCTTTCAAAAGCACACATCGTGATTAACCAGGGCGGCACCAGCAGCGGTAAAACATTTGCCATTGAACAGGCGCTATTTTGTATCGCCGGCGAAAACCCCAAGCAGGTAATCACTATAGTAGGCCAGGATATCCCTAACCTTAAAGCAGGTGCGATGCGCGATGCGTTGAATATATATGGATCTTCGCCGGTTTTACAGGCAAAAATTAAAAACTATAATAAAAGTGATCGTATTTTTGAGTTCGCTAACGGTAGCATAATCGAGTTCAAAAGCTACGATAATAGCCAGGATGCTAAGTCTGGGAAGCGTGACTATTTGTTTATAAATGAAGCTAATGGCCTTACCTGGGATGTATATACCGAACTGGCCCTTCGCACTAAAAAGCGCATTTTTATCGACTACAACCCCAACTCAGGCTTTTGGGTACATGAACATCTGATCGGGAAACCGGGCGTACAACTTATTGTATCCGACCATAGGCATAATCCCTTTTTAGCACAGGAAATGCACGATAAAATAGAAGCCTTAAAAACCATTGATATTGAGCTGTGGAAAGTATACGCCCGCGGCTTAACCGGCAAAATAACCGGGCTGATATTTGACAACTGGCATATCTGCGAGTCAATCCCGGCAGATGCACGTTTGATAGCGCTGGGCCTGGATTTTGGTTTTACCAATGATGAAACCGGTTGTATCGAGCTATACCAACAAAATGGAGAGTTGTGGGCCAATGAGTTATTTTATGAAACAGGCCTAACCAATACCGATATATCTGCAAAATTAAAAGCAGCCGGGGTAAGCATCAATAACGAGATTATTGCCGATAGCGCCGAGCCAAAATCAATTGAAGAGCTAAAACGCCTGGGCTGGCGTACCGCAGCCGCAAAAAAAGGCGCCGACAGCGTCAAAAACTCTATTGATATCCTGAGGCGTTACAAAATAAATGTAACCCGTAACAGTGTAAACCTTCGTAACGAGCTTAACCGTTATAAGTGGCGCGTGGATACAACAGGCAAAACCATTAATGAGCCTGTTGATTCATGGAACCATTTAATAGATCCGTTAAGGTATATCGCTCTTAATAAATTAAGAATAAGCAACACTGGAAAACTTCAATCACGCCTGCCTCAACAGCAAAGCAGTCAACAAACAAACGCGTTACACGGACTGATCTGAGCGTTACAATAAAAACCGATACAGATTTTAATTATGATAGAACGAATAGTAAAAACCACCGCGGGTAAACTTCGCATTCAGATGCCAACGCAACTAAATGAAATAAGTCTTGGTCAAATGATGGACTTGCAAGCTAAGACTGATATAACGGACACTGAGGCTATCAGCATACTTTCCGGTATACCCGTTCCTGAGCTTCAGAATATCAAAAACTATGATGAGTTGCACCAATTTGGAGACACTGTGCTTTCATTGTCGGGCCAGATCAAATACCTACACAGTAGCAATGTAATCCCGAAAGAGGTAACTTTCACGTTACCGGGCATCAATGGATCCTCGCTCAAACAAACAAGGGTAAAAGTCATGCAAAACCTCTCGGTTGAACCTGCGGGTGCTTTTATGGCGGCACGCGATATCATTACCGAAGAAATAAACGCGCATATAAAAACGCATGGCGAAGATGACTGGGAGGAACATTTTAACCCTTCGCTAACTGCCTGCTGCCAGGTGTTGGCGCAATACTTTTACTGCCGGGCAACGGGTAAACCATACAACGAATATGAGGTTGAAAGCTTTATGGATGAAGTAAAAAAGCTACGGGTAACGGAGGCACTGCCCATCTCGAGGCATTTTTTTACATGTTATCCGAACTTATCGATAGCGAAAACAAACTTCTGGCTTCGGCTACTACCGCGCTTGAAAAAAGGGCGGGGATCCAATCGTTCGAAAAATTCAAGTATATCAATACAGTAAACTCATTAGCCGGTGGCGATATTACCAAATGGCACCTGATCATGAGTATGCCATATGAGCGGGTACTCACCAAACTCCTGTTAAACAAAACCGAGGCCGAGTATCAAAAACGGTACAGCGAACTATCTCAAACCTCAATTTAAGTGCCTTATCCCTGGCAAGGCTATTAACACAATTAACCAACCCAAACCGGGGATTTGGGCCCTATAATTATTATGCGTAACCAAATAGAAGCTATTGTACAAACACTTAACAGTCAGCCGGCATTTGCCTACGGCACCCAGGCCGAATTAAATACCCTTGCAGACGACATTACCTTTCCATGCGTATTTCTCTATCCGCCTCAGCCCATTGAGGTTAGTCCGCAGGTTAATGGTTCTGTTGATAATACATTTACTCTTTATATGGAGTTCCTGTTTAAAACTGATTTTGGACAGTATACAGCCGAAAACGAAACCTACATAGCGCAGGCGCAGCAAATGGCCAATCAGTTTGTGGTAAAAGCCTCTAAATACCGTGAAGGAGAGGGTAGATATTTCAGAATCAAGGCTGGGCAAAAAGCCAAATGTGTACCGGTTTATAACAAGTTTGATGTTAATACCACAGGAGTTGGTTTAACTATAACACTATCAACCATGTACTTCGACATTTTTTAAATGACTCCCTCCTTAAAACAAACTCATAAATAAATGAATATTACAGCTACAATAAATGAAATCATCAGCTCAACAACCTACCCCGATCAAAACGGCGGACGGATAGACCAGGGCGATGTATTTATAAGTATTATTGACGCAGATACCAGGCAACCTACTAACGGCAATAATTGTGAAGTGACCTATCAGCGTAACCAAAACGGGATAACAAACAATTACACGGTTATTGTGGCCGGACAATCGTTTCCCCTTTATTCCGGGGTGATCAGGGATTTTGAATACAGTCCCCAGGGCGATATGATCCGAAGTGATTACGTATCGTTCACCTTAATTTCTGTAAAAGCAGGGAACACCCCACCTGTTAACCCTTCTGTTTGCGATCTGAAGATAAACTATATCGATATAAACAAGATCGAATCGGCCCCGGGGGCTGCAGATGCCCAGATCACAGTTCATGCAAGCTCAAGTTTCGCATCCATATCGTATAGTATTGACATGGGCCAGAACTGGCAAAGCTCAGCCGTTTTTACAGGTTTAAGTGGTGGATTAAAACATGTAATGGTTAAAGACAGTAATCCACTGGGATGTACCGATACTGCGGATGTAAGTATCCCAACAGCCACAAACCTATTAACCGGCGATCCTTCAGTAGCACTTCCCGATGGATATGTGTCCCGCTGGAACGCGGCGTTTAACCCCATAGTGTTTACCTATCAACGGAAAGATTTCACAATAAAAAGCATAACGGCGGATAGTGAAAAAGGCTACGCGAGCATCAGCATTAATGCAAATCTTAACAATACTAATACAGGATTGGCAAAAGTTAAGGAAGGTGATAAAGTATACCTTTATACGCCGGCGTATAAAGGAATTTATATTGTAGATAAGGTTATCGGTATAAGCACTATTGTAATTAACACGCCATTTGCAGGAGACGATATTACCGGCTTTATTAATATAAACAGCATGTATCCATATTATGAACTGCACACCCGTATAACTTATACCGATCCTTTAACCAACGCATCGGCCACAATAAAATCAGTAAATCGCCCAGATAATACGGGATTGATTAAAGCTGATCTGTCAAACTTTTTACAGAGCTTATTACGCCCGTTTGATGGCAATAATTACAACCAGATTGATTACCGCGATACAAACCTCTGTGCCGAATTTACGGTTGAATATGCTCAACACTATGATGATGGATCAGCCGAAGGTTTTACAAGCAACTTCAACCAGATTCAGCATCCGTACTATGTAGTTTACGCTGCCAAACAACTTGGGGATAAATACGGGGGGAACCTTGCCGCCTATGTACCCGATATCAATTCACCCGCGCAGTGGATAACAGATTTTAAAGAACCTGCATATTCAGCCGGATATCCATTTGATATCGGGTTTCTTTATACCGGTGAGATGTCAACGCTTCAACCCTATTGTCAGCTTACTTTATTGGATATCAACCGAAACCAACTCCCCGGCGGTTCGGAACCGGATTATCTGCAAAATGAAGATAACTCATGGATCCTGAATGAGGATGGCAGTAAGTTTAACATTGGCAATCAAACATCTTTTACAATGCCGTTAAGTGGCCTTGGGGGACTGCACCGGTTGGTGATCAATGCAAATTTTCCGCCCGAGGCATATTATTTCAACCTCCAGATCAGGTATGACAATGAAAATGGTTCACATTCCTTAACTCAGTTACAAACCATGAGGATCGATGACGCGGTTGATGACAACTCTGTATATCTGAGATGGATCGGGCTGAGCGGCGCCTGGAATTACTATCGTTTTGTATTTAATCAGGAAATAAGCCTGGATGTTCAGAATGCGGTTATCATCAAAAACTTTGTGCAAAACTGGCAAAGCCAACAAGGGATTGAAGAAGTGATCAGCAAAAGTGCGGGGCAAAAAATGAAAGTTATGGCCGAAGACCTGTCCGTAAATGATATTCGAGGGTTACAATCCATAAAATATTCGCCAAAAGTCCAGATGCTGATGAATAAAAACCCGGTTAAATGGCAAACCATAGTAATCAATACGGCAACCTACAGTGAATATGAAACACGCAACGGGCAGGCTCCTTTTAGTATTACCTTCAATATGCCGTCAATAAATATTCAAACCCAGTAAGCAACGGCTACCTTTTAAAAAGTATGTTGTCAATTCCGTGGTAATGATCACCATTAAAAACGGTTGAGCTTTCATAGGTAACCTCAAGTGTATTTTCTGTAAGCTGAATAACCGTATAAGTACCGGCATAAAATGCTGGCGTATCACGGCTTATCATTAACACTTTCTCAGTTAAGGTGTAATTATATTTTATCAGGGCCGTTTCGCCCGCTGGGGTAAGATTTGACGTGTATCCGGAACCATCAGCATCAAAAACCTCAAAATCAGTAGTGCTATAATTGGACCGACTTGTATCCCTCAGCAGCACGTTGTTCTTGTAGCTGCGGGTATGGTATTTTTTCAGATACCATTTGCCCACAATGGTAACCTCAGGATTGGCGGCACTATTGTCCTTTTTACATGATAACAGGCAGCACGCCAGTGCAACAACTACAAAGAAAAATTTCATATGCATTGAAATGCAATTTTAGGATTGCTACCAGAGCCGGAAGCAACAAATAAACTTAATAAATTATTGATAACAAACCAATTGTTTTTAAACAGCCTCTACTAACAATTCCATGAACCAGATTCAACTTTATATTAATGATCAATTGGTCGACCTAAGTGACGATAGCCCAATAGCGCTTACCTTCCAGATCAATAACCTGGCCGAGGTTAAAAACCAGCAGGGTAACACCAGTAACCAGTTTCAACTCCCTTTAACGCAACGTAACCGACAAATTCTCGGCTTTCCGGATGATATAGCTTTTACTACCGCACTACCTTATGATAATTACCAGGCAAAGGTGATACAGGATGGGCTCGAAATTATCCCTTACGGGCTTGCTGTGCTCAACGGCATTGAACAGGATATGGCCAACGTAACTATTTTAAGCGGTAATGTCGATTTTTTTGACGCGCTTGAAGGCAAAATTTATGACATGGGCGATAGCAGCAGCTCGGTTACTAACTTAGGGAAAAACCTGCCTTGGCAAGTTTATGACCACCCCTGGAACCTGGGAACCATTATTGCATCGCAAAAAAAGGAAGAGGGTTGGATCTGGCCCGTTGTTGACTATGGGTCGATCAATGAGATCGACTTTGATAAACCTTTGGATGTTTATACCATGCGCCCCGGCTTTTTCATTAAAACAGCAATAGAACTCATGATAAGCAACACTGGTTATAAAGCAAGCGGCTCTTTACTTAAAAACGAGTTATATCCTAAACTTATTTGCCAGTTTGCCAATGATGAATTTGAACATGGTACTGATTTTCAAAATTCTGTTGATGGTTTAAGTAAATCCGCCTCGATGTTGTATGTAACCAATAAGGAACTTGTAATTGATGGCGGCCAATTAGGTATGCATGCCAATGATAATACAGACAGAACATTGCCAATAGGTTTTCAGGAATACCATGCAGCCGATCGGGTTAATGGTACCGCGAGCCTTATTCTTGATCTGGACATGCATGGTGTGGCCAATACCGGCGACAACGGATACTTTGAACTCATTATCAATTACCGGGATGCCAGCGGGCACGAAAGTGAGGCTACCAGGCAAACCATAAACTTTACCGATAAAGCATATCCGCCAAATACCCGCGAACGTACGGAAACCGTCAAAAACTTAAAATTAACGTACGATTTTGAGCTTAATAAAGGTGATTCGGTATTTATTACTTACCACCTGCATCGTTATAATACTACAGTCTTTATTCACAAGGGTGCGGCATTTAGGTTTGATGTTGATCAAAAACCGGTTTTGTATGGCCAACAGGTTCAATGCGAACGTATTTTTCCGGATATCAGTCAGAAAGATTTATTGAAGGATACTTTACAACGATTTGGGATAGTTTGCCAAACGGACAACAGTACCAGAACCGTTTCTTTTAACTCATTTGCAGATATTGTTGCCAATATTCCCATCGCAAAAAACTGGACAAGCAAATGTATTGATCAGGGTAAAACCATAAGTTTTCAACTCGGCGGCTATGCGCAGGTTAATTACATGAAATACAGGGACGATGATAATGTATTGCCTAAAAAACTGGCCGATTCGGAAATCATAGTGAAAGATAAAACCTTGCCCGCCAGTGCAGATCTGTTTGAAAGCCAGTTTGCCCCTACCCTTAACCGGGTTTTTACCGGCGGAACCATAGCCCAAATTAAAAAGCTTAATCCGGACAGTGACAGCAATGATTTTAGTATCAGTACATCTCCAAGAATATTGATTGATCAGAAATTAAACCTACTCAATCTCAAAGACTCACCCATCGTAAAATTTACCGACGGAGAAAAGACAGTAGAGGTAAATGACATTGTATCCGTACCCTATTTTTACAAGCCAGATGGTGAATTTAATCTCTGCTTTTGTGACAAACCCGGGACCAACGGTAATATATTATCAGGTTTAAAAACAAAATATTACCCCGAGCTCGAAAAAATACTTACTCAAACAAAAAAGGTAGTGAGATATTTTTTGCTTACGCCCCGCGATATATTGGAACTTGATCTGCTCATCCCAGTACATCTTGAACAGGATAGCTGTTACTATTATATCAATAAAATTGATAGCTGGCGTAAGGGACAACCAACAAAGGTTGAATTGGTGAAACTGGGGTAATTATTTTAAGATAGTTAAAAACAACTTTTAATTAAAATATTGAAGCATTAATAAATGTTAGAAAATATTCAATCTAACTATTTTTTTTATGGAAACCGCCACTTATATTTACCAATAAAATTAGCAAATCCTAAATTATCATGTTAAAAACGGAAAGACTGGAACTTAGTAACAAAAAAAAGAAAAAAAGAATTATCTGGTTAATAAGTATCCTTTTCATAGTTGCAGCTGGTTTCGCCACGTTTTGGTATAATAAAAGTTATCTGGCACTTTATTATTTAGCCGTAAAATACAATCACTTTAAATTAAATGACAAACTTTATGCTAAAAACCGCCTCGTTAATAGTACTTCAACTTATGGGCCATACAATGTCTCTTTATATAGAAAAATTAAGCCTATAAATAGTAATTCATCAGGCAAGCCTTTCATGATGCGATGCGCCTGGTCGATAAGCAGCGATAGTTTGTGTAAGTATAAAACCGCCTATATAGGCAATTATACCGGGTATGAAATATATGGCATGGCGAATGATGAAAACAAATATCATCCTATGACTTTCTTTTCGATAACAACAAACAAAAAAGCATTAGTTAAAGATTACCTGGATGCACTGCCTGCGGGATATGAATTTGATGAAGGGCCGCTCTATGTGACGTTGTTTGAAGTAACAGACAAAGAATCTCCTATTTTTAGAAAATAAAACTATCAGGGATCGATCTCTTCTAAAATAAATCTCCATCTTTAATTCAATAGAAATAACCTTTTGTAAACTATTGAAATATTAATAAATTAAAAAATATTGAGTTTCAATAGTTTTGTCGAAGCCGCCGCTTATACTTACCAATAAAATAGCTAACCTTAAATTATCATGATTAAGACTGAAAGTCAGCAACAGAACAAAAACAATAAACGAACAATTTGGCTGATAACCGGCATCTCGATTATCCTAATAATTGTATCCGTATTTTTTGTTAATAAACGTTTTTTAACGCTTTGCTATCTTAACTTTAAGAATAACCACTTTAAAATTAACGACAAGTTATATGCTCAGGATCGTTTGCTTGATAGTTCATCTCTTATAACCTTATATAGAAAAGTTAAACCTATAAACGGTAATTCGAATGGACGCCCGTCTATGGCAAGCTCTGGCTGGGTAATAAGCGCTGATAGTTTACGTAAATATAAAACCGCTTGTATAGGTGTATATACCGGATACGAAATTCAAAGCATGGAAAATAGAAACAATAAATATTTCCCGATGATTTTCTTTTCTATCACGACAAACAAGAAAGCACTAATAAAGCAAGACTTTGACAGTAATCCACCAGTTGGATACGAATTTGAAGATGGCCCTCTTTATGTATGGGCAATTGAAATAACAGACAAAGAATCTCATATTCTCAAGAAATAAAAGATTACCCAAGGTCGAATCTTTCTTACCTAAACAACTCTCTATGTAAAATAAAAAGAAATATAGCATAATTGCTATCACAGTTATTTTAATAATCATCGCGTTTTTGGGCATTACCAACAGAAAATTGATAATGGTTCACTATATTAATTACAAGGTTAACCACTTCAATAAAGGTGATAAGGTTTATGCATATAAATATTTTGTGGATGATGTAACATCGGTTAATTTGCCATTAAAGCGTTTGATCAAATCGACAACGTCATCTGATTTCAAGCTTATACCCTCAGGAAATGTAATTGTAAATGATAGTCTAAGCAAATACAAGTCATCATATATCGGCAATTATATTGACTACAAAATATTTCCTTCCACTGATAAAGGCAAGGAAGGGATCTGGCGCGTTTACTCTATAACGCCCAATTGGAAGGTGATTAAAAAAAACGCATCAATTCCGCCTCCTTTACCGCCAAATTATGTATTTGCGGATAACAATTTCTATCTAAATTGGACACGATGTGCCGATAAAGAATTAAATAAATTTAACTAAGCACTACTGACAACGCCTTACCTAAGGCGCTTTGTTTAAATTATGCCAAACAGCATTAAAAACATAATATATGACTAATTACAATTACAAACTTGACATCAATAACGATGATATTGAGAAAGCAAAAAAATATACCGATGCTTTAAATGAATTAAAAAAAGCAGTTGTTGGTGTAAATAGCAAGTTTCCCGAATTTTCGGACGGATTAAAAGAAGGTATTAAAGCTATTGGTGAGAAGTTACCGGAAGTGGTAGACGCGATGCAGAAATTAAACGAACAAAATAAGGAACTTGCGGCATCCGGACAGAAGCCTAAGAGTGTTTTAAAAGAATTAGCTTCATCTTTTCTATCGTGGAACTCCCTTATTTCGGTGGGCATCACCCTACTTGCCAGTTACAGCGATGTAATTATTGATTGGATTGCTGATATGCTCAAGGGGCAAACCACGCTATCGGCTTTGGGTAAAGCCATGAAGGATACTGCAATTATTACCGAATCGCTTATACAAACCAAGTTGAAAGCCGATCAGGCAGCGCAAAACGAAATTACCAATCTCACGGCACTGTATCGTGCTACCCAAAGCCATAACTTATCAATGGTCGAAAAAAAGAAAGCTGCGGCTGAGCTGATAGACCAATGGCCCGGAACATTTAAAAACATGAAAGATGAAGCCATTATAGCGGGAGATGCGGCAACAGCCTACGGAAAATTAAAAGATCAAATTTATGCTACTGCCTATGCGGAAGCTGCAAAAAGCAGGATTACAGCGAATGCAAGCAGGACACTGGAAAATGATTTAAAAATAGAGAAAGAAAGGGTCAATAATTTAAAAATACGGGCCGAACAAAAGAAACAGCAAGACAGTCTGGAGAAGTTAGATTTTGATGACAATGATTCATTTATTGATAGATGGTCAAAAAGTAATGCGATAGCTGTAAAAGCAGATAAACCATTTCAAGACGATCTAAAAAAACAAAACGACTTACTGGCCGCCAGTGACAAAATCATATATGATTTATCAACGGATTCGAAACTACTAAACAACCAGAATGAAAAATTATACCAAGAAATTGAAGCGAGGCAGAAATTAATTTTAGCCGGAAAGAAGTTAGCTGAAAGCGGTCCGGATAATACAAATAACAGCGGCCCTATTATTTCTCATAAAAAGGTAGAAAAACCGACGATTGAACAAACCCGCTCTGCCGAAATACTTCAAGCCAAAGCAATTGATTTTGGGAAACAAATTGAACTTGATAAGCAAGATTATGACACTGAACTTTCGTTGTTAAATGATCAGTATAACAAAAAGCTGATTGGCCAGGACGAATACAACAAAAAAAGTGAAGAGCTCCAACAAAAATTTCACCTCGGCATTGGCGATAAGATCCAGTTTTTCAATAAAAATGATTTTGCAGAAGCGCAAAAGCAAATGCAGGCTATGATAGACGCCCGGCAGCGTGAGGATACCATGGCAAAGGATCAAAAAAAGGTTGATAATGCGTTATTGCCCGGTCAAAGGTTAGATGCGGAGAAACAACTTATTAATGATAAATACACTTATGAGATAAATCTCGCTGCCGGTAATGCTGAAAAAATCAAGACACTTGAAGATCAAAAGCAAAAGGATATTACAGCCTTAACCCAGCAATACGAACAGCAGCGTAGAGAATTTGCCTTGCAAAGCGCACAACAAGTGGCCGACAAAGCTTTTTCTATCATTCAAAATAACATTAAAACTCAAAGCGATGCCAGGGTAAGAGGATTGGAAAAAGACAAAGCAGCTGAACTAAGCAATAAAAACCTAACAAATACCCAGAAAAAAGCGATTGAAGATAAGTATCAAAAAAAGGAAGCCGCAGAAAAAGTCAAAGCCTTTAAGTCCGAACAGAAAGCGTCGATACTTCAGGCCATTATTAACGGTGCATTAGCGGTTACCAAGGCGACTTCTCAAACAGGTGTATTGGCTCCTTTTGTAATTCCCGGTATAATTGCATCTACGGCTTTACAGGTTGCAACCATAGTAGCTCAAAAACCACCGCAATATGCAAAAGGCGGTTTACACTATCAGTCTGATGGTCGGGGAGCGTTATTATCAGGTTACAGCCTAACTGATAATACCAACGCTTATCTCCGTTCGGGTGAAGCAGTTGTTGTATCCGAAGCCATGCGCAATCCCTGGGCCCGTAACCTGGTAAGTGCTATAAACGTAGCGCACGGTGGCCGCGACTTTTCGATACCTAACCCAGGGCGCGGCTATGCTGTAGGTGGTATATTTACCGATGGCGGTAACGCTAACCGCTATTATAATCAACCGGTTAATGATGTGAAAGATCTGGCCAATACACTCGCCTATCAAATGATCAATAACTTCCCCCCTGTTTATGTTGATGTGAAGGACATTAACAATCAACAAAATATCCTTGCCCAAACCATCAACCGTGTAAACCTGTAAATAGACTATGCCAATCATCACACTAAACATACCTCTAACCTCTAACCTCTAACCTCTAACCTCTAACCTCTAACCTCTAACCTCTAACCTCTAACCTCTAACCTCTAACCTCTAACCTCTAACCTCTAACCTCTAACCTCTAACCTCTAACCTCTAACCTCTAACCTCTAACCTCTAACCTCTAACCTCTAACCTCTAACCTCTAACCTCTAACCTCTAACCTCTAACCTCTAACCTCTAACCTCTAACCTCTAACCTCTAACCTCTAACCTCTAACCTCTAACCTCTAACCTCTAACCTCTAACCTCTAACCTCTAACCTCTAACCTCTAACCTCTAACCTCTAACCTCTAACCTCTAACCTCTAACCTCTAACCTCTAACCTCTAACCTCTAACCTCTAACCTCTAACCTCTAACCTCTAACCTCTAACCTCTAACCTCTAACCTCTAACCTCTAACCTCTAACCTCTAACCTCTAACCTCTAACCTCTAACCTCTAACCTCTAACCTCTAACCTCTAACCTCTAACCTCTAACCTCTAACCTCTAACCTCTAACCTCTAACCTCTAACCTCTAACCTCTAACCTCTAACCTCTAACCTCTAACCTCTAACCTCTAACCTCTAACCTCTAACCTCTAACCTCTAACCTCTAACCTCTAACCTCTAACCTCTAACCTCTAACCTCAAACCTCTAACCTCTAACCTCTAACCTCTAACCTCTAACCTCTAACCTCTAACCTAAATGGATATCAAGATCGCCAACACACTATTTGATGAGGGTATATTCTCGGCTATGTACAAAGCTGGCTTCATTACAACCAAGGTATTTGTATACCGCGAAATTTATTTATGGGTAACTGCACAGCAACAAACCCGGGGGATTTCGAAAAACCAGGCAGTGCTTGAGGCCGAAGTCAAGTTTGGCAAAGACGAGCGTACAATATGGCGTGCACTAAACAGTTTTTCGGCCCAAACAGCTTAATCTGCAGCACTGACAAAATACTACCACCAGGTTAAAGTAAATTTGTGCCGACATTTGTTATGTCAATTCGGCAAGCTAAAAATCCCTGAATAGAAAATCGGCTAAAACAGGTTCAGAAAGCAGCTGACAAAACACTGTCACCAATAAACTAAATAATAACCACGACCTTTGATACATGCCAACCGGCATTATAAAACATCGAAAAGCATCTGCTATTTCAAGCTAATTAACAAACCCAGTCCTTCTTCCGGACTTTCTAACTTCCCGACTTTCGGACAAAAAACAACACCAATATGAGCTACAAAATTTATTTATACGATACCGAAACCGCTTGCATTGGTTCGGGTAATTTATCATCAGCCTACATCCAAACCCAGCTTGAGGCAGCAGCCGGAGCTGATGTTGAAGTGCACATCAGCTCGGTAGGCGGCAGCGCTTTTGATGCCATCGCCATTTATGATCTGCTAAAAAAACACCCTGGCAAGGTCACTACTTATATTGATGCTTTGGCAGCCTCTGCCGCTTCAGTTGTCGCAATGGGCGGCGGCCAAATAATCATGAGCAAATACGCGTTGCTCATGATCCACAAACCAATGGTTGGCACAGGCGGCAATGCAGATGAGCTTTTAAAAGATGTGCAGATGTTAAATGTAGTTCAGGAGCGGCTGGCGCAGATCTATATGGACAAATCAGGATTGGACGGAACTACTGTGAACAGTTTGATCAATTCCGTCACCTGGATGACAGCCGACCAGGCCCTTGACCTGGGCTTTATCGATCAAATAGAAGATTATGGCACAGAAATAACTAACAGCGCCCTCATAAAAAATTATACCAGCACAGCGCCTGCCATTTACCAGCGATGCATTAACAAAATCTTAAACATAAACAATAACAGCATGAACATCGAAAACAAAGAACTTATCGAGAAAACCACTTCGGTATTAGACAAGATCATGAACTTTTTTAAAAAAGTGGTAAACAAGCAAACTATTACCGATAAAGGCACACTACATCACACAGGACAGATTGAAGAAGGCGCCGAAGTTTACCAGGACGAGGACATGACCACTCCTGCCATAAGTGATATTTATACTTGCGCCGATGGTAAGCAACTGGACATAAAACATGGCAAGATCAATAGCGTAGCGCCAGCAGATCCAGAAAAAGCTCCCTCAGCGGAAGATGAAGACGAAGATTTGCCCGAAAGCAAATTAAAATCAACCAAACCTACCGACGTACAAAACCGCATGCAACAACTAAAAGCCCGATTACATGCGCAAAATGCGTTATTAACGGAGGCCCGTACCGCGCTTGAAGATGCAAATAACCGCCTGCAAAAAACACGCGCCGAGGTAAAAAACGAAATCAAGTCGACCTTTACACCCGAGAGCTCAAAACGAAGTAACAAAGCCCATTCAGAACCGGCACCGTTCTTTGCGCCACAAACCGAGATTGCTAAAAACGCTGTCAAAAAAGCGATTGCATCTTAATTATCCTCTTCACCAACCTAAACCTTATCAAAATTCATTAACCCTTTCCCACTATCCCTATGCGTTTAAAACATCAAAAGCTCCCCCTTTAGGGGGCGGGGAGCTAAACTTATGGCTCAATTTACATTTACAAACAACACCTATGCCGGCGAAGCGCTGGCAGGATTTATGGCAAGCACATTACTCGAAGCTGATTCGGTTAAACGTGGACTGCTCACAGTGATTAACGACGTAAAGGCCCGCAAGGTAATCCTTGATGTAGACGATGACGTTGTATTGCAAAACCCTTCGGGCATATTCACGGATCAGGGAACAACTGCTCACCAAACTGAAAGCTATCTTGACCCTGTAGTTTACGAATTCATGAAACAGGAACAGTGGGACAAACTTGCCCAAAGCTGGGAGGCCCAGGCCCTGAAACCGGGAGCCTTTATGGATTATGAAGGCGTGGTTGACCTATCAGACTTTATGGTGCAGCGCTATTTAACCAAAATCCAGATCGCCAATGAACGCCTGTACTGGCTTGGCAAAAGTGCTACAAAAGAAGCAGCCTTTACCGCCGATTTCCCTGGTCTATTACCTTCAATCGCTGCTGCCTCCGGCGTTTACAAAGTAGGCTTAAGCAAACCTGCCACTTCATTAGCAGCAACAGCAATTGACGCCAACGGTATTGTAACCGTGGCTGATACATCTACCCTTGCCGATGGCGACGTTGTTACCATTACCGGTGTAACCGGTACCAGTAAGGACACCACAAACGGTGCACCGGGCATTGCTATCCAGGGGCAATCATACTTTATTCAGATTGCAAGCGCTACTTCATTTAAACTGTTGCGCAACTACAACGAAGTTAACAGCCGAAAACCGGCAACTTTTACGGGCACTGCTACTGCAGCTACAGTAAATTACATTAACGTAAGTAATGTATTGCAGGTACTGGGCAGTGTTTATGCCCAACTTGATCCAGCCGACAGGATTCAGGAGGATTTTAACTTACAGATCCCGTTACATGTGGGATATGCATATGCCCAGGCCCAGGCCAACAAAGCACTCAACGTTATCAATGCCTTCACCGATATGAAAAAGATGGACTACCTGGGTATTCCGCTACAGATCATGAACCATTGGCAAGCCAATACCATTTTAGGCGCAAGATCATCAAACCTGTTTCTTGGCGTGGATCTGTTAGGTGATGCTTCCGAACTATCAACCGTTTACCTGAAACCTTATACCAATGATAACGTGGTGCGTATGAAAGCCCGTATGAAAGCCGCGGTAAACTTCAAATTTGCCAACGAATTGTTTTACCTGTCGGCATAGTGAGTTGTTGATTGGGTTGATTAAGTGAGTAGTTATTTACTTATGAAGACAACCCAATCAACATAATCAACCATTTAACTTAATCAACCCAAATAACATGTCAATTTATAATAAAATAAATACCGGTTTCAGCCTTGGCACAGATGAACCTATCACCTCGGGTATCGAGGACGTGATCTATATCTTTAATGCAGATGATATCGTGCTCACTTACGATACAACCAATCCGCTAATTGTTAAAGGCTTAACGGCTGTAAGCAATGCTAAAGTTTACAAATTTGAAGGCACCAACAACAGCTTCAATACTACGTCAAAACTGACTAAAACCCAGGTTGGGCCCCGCTATACCGAAGAGATAGATTTCAACATCGCAGGCCTGTCTGTTGAGGTTAAGGCTCAGCTTATGGCCATGGGATATGGTCGTGTACGTGCCATAGCAGTTAACAACTATAAATCCAGCGATTCGGCAATTGAGCTTTTTGGTGCGGTAAACGGATTGATCCTCACCGATGCCGAACGTAACGCTGCTGATGAGTCGTTAGACGGTGGTTACAAATTAAAACTTACCAATCCCGACAAGATGAAAGAGCCTTATCCTCCACGCGCGGTTTCTATCGCTCCTACATCTGGCACAGCCACCTATGCAAGTACTATAGCAGCTATCGAAGCGCTGGTTGTTACGGCATAATTCATTGTGTCATGAGGTCATTAGTCATTTTAATAATGGCTAATGACCATTAAAAGCTTTTTTTTTAAACCTAAAACTAATGACCTAATGACTAATGACACAATAACAAAAAAATACACCCTGAAACCCGGGCTCCATCAGTTCGCCCCCGGTTCGGCAGCTGTGCATTGTAATGATAATTTGAGCGACGAAGAAGCAGAATGGTATTTGCAGCGATTCCCACATATTGCAAAACTATTTGCCCCCCAGCCCCCGAAGGGGGAGCTATCAAACATACTGACTATAAGCGCAAAGTGACTACAGATGAGGCTTCGGATAAAGGAGGTTCGATATGAAAACTTATCTCCCGCAAATTGAACGGCGAATACTGGTAAGGCCCAATCAAACGTACGGCATCCTTAATTATGACCTGGACAATGCTTACCCGCAGCGCATGCTTGAGCTGGTTGCCGGATCACCAACGGCAAAAGATTGCTGGAACAAGCGGACAAAATTCATTGCGGGTAACGGATTTGAAGAAAAGGATGTGGGAAAGCAGATTATCAACGCAAGGGGCTTAACCATTGCTAAATTATTAAAAGCGCTGGCGACAGACAAAGCGTTGTTTACAGGCTTCGGTATACATGTAAACTATAATGCCGATTTCAGGATCACATCGGTGAGTTATGTGAAGTTCGAGGATATTCGCATGGGCGATACCGACAATCCGGAAACTGCCGATAAATTTGCCTTGTACTCCGACTGGGGCCGCAAAACCTGGAAAAACATCATGCGCAGCAAGGTGACCTTTTTAGACAAATATGATACCAGTCCGGAAGTAATCAGCGAACAGGTGTGTAGGGCTGGCGGATGGGAACACTACAAAGGGCAGTTGTTTTATTTCAACCCGGAAGTTGATGATTATCCATTGATTGAGGCTGATTCGGTATGGGAAGATTTTGAAACTGAGGCGGGGATCAAAATCTTCAATAACAGGGAAGTAACAACCGGTTTCCTGCCATCAACCATGCTTTTTATGCAGTCGCGACGCGAGGAAGCTGAAAATATCAGGCCCGATGCTGATACGTACCCCGGTATCAATATACCTTCGCAACTTGAAAAAGACCTTGGTGCATTTCAGGGAGCCAAAAGCGCGCAAAAAATTATTGTTATTGAATACGAAGATGAAAGTTCGAAGCCCGAGTTTAAAGCCTATCCTATTCAAAATAACGACAAGCTTTTTGAAACCACCGAACGATCTGTCGAAGCGCGGATCATTAAAGGCTTTTCGGTTCCCAAAGAACTGATCAATGCCGAAAAATCATCAGGATTAAGCAACGGCAGCGAAAAGAAGCAAGCCATTTTAGAGTTCAATGATAATACAGCTGCAGACAGGCTTGAGCTATCGGAAACATTAGCCGAAATTTTCAGTCGGTTTTACAAAGACGTAAACCCCGGTAAAAACTGGAACATTTTACCGGTAACAGCTATAGCAGCCGATGACAATCCGGGCGTTAAAGCGGGAAAGGCAATCAATGAACTCTTGCAATCTACCCTTCCCCGTGAAAGTAAAATAGCTGCCCTGGTATATGCATACGGCTTTAAACAAGTCGAAGCTGAAGCAATGTGCCTGTGATTAAATCATAAGTCTTTAGTTCTAAGTCGTGAGTTCTAAATATTAAAAGAAGAAAATCTGACTTGAGACTTCGTACTTAAGACTATTATTCCAACTGGCATTTCAATAAACATCATTATGAACAACACATTTTCAACTCGCACAACGAGAGTTAGGAGGGCATGCTATGATCTATTTAATCAATCAAACCATATTTCAGCAATACGAGGATATCAACGTAAATATTAAACCCGAGCGCCTCAAAGTATTTATTAAAAAAGCGCAGGAACTCGACTTAAAACCATTGTTAGGTTATGCTTTATATTACCAACTGATAGCTTATTGCAACGACGATGGCACTATAAAGGAAGATGCGCCACGGGCTTACAAAGACCTTTTAAACGGATGCGAGTATCTGGACGAATACGGTCGAATTGTTTTATATGAGGGACTTGCTCCTGCCCTGGTCTATTTCACTTTTGCCCGCTTTATTGAAAACGATGCCATACACTATACGGCTTCCGGACCGGTTATTAAGCAACACGATAATGGCAATGCGCTTTCATCGCCAGAGATAACAAAACTGGTGCAGCAGCAACGCAGTATCGCCAATGCCTACGCCAATGATATTGAAAGATTTTTAAGAGATAACCAGGAAAACTTTCCGCTTTGGCACTATAATGAAAAAAATAAAAGCAGTCGCCAATCGGGTCCGAGGATCCGTGGTATCGACAAAACTGATTTTAATTACCCTGGTACAATTAACAATTACAACTTACCAATAATCGATTTTTTAAACTGATGGCAAACGATAAAAAAATAAGCGAACTTCCAGTAGCAGAAACTATAAATGCCTCCGACAAATCAATCCTGATTAGTAATAATGCCGACTATCAGTTTGATTTTGCAGCCCTACTGCAATTTATTAATTCAGGATTAAATGCCGGTGCCAACTTAACTTTTGGCCCTGTGCTGCCGCAAAATGTTAGCGGTAAAAATGGAGATGTGTTTATAAACACGACTGCCGGATCCTTCGCTCAAAAAATAGCCGGCATTTGGACGGTTGTTTATACCATAGCCTCAGGAGGTACCGCTGATACCACTGTATTATATGGCACTACTAATCCAAGTACCGCGACAGGTAGTAACGGTGATACTTTTATAAACACAGTAAGCGGGATTTTTTACAAAAAATCCGGAGGTACCTGGAGCCAGGTATTTTCCATGCAAACCGGGCCGCAAGGTCCCCAAGGTACAAGCGGAACAAATGGTACCAACGGCAGTAATGGCAAAACCGTATTAAACGGCACAGCCAACCCATCCAACAACCTGGGCGCCGATGGTGATTTTTACATTAATACGTCTTCTTACTTTTTATTTGGCCCCAAAAGCGCCGGTGCCTGGGGCCCCGGGATCTCCCTGATAATTTCAGGTGTACAATTTGAAGAAACCGATAATAAAAACACACCGAATGGCTACGCTGGTTTAGATGGAAGCGGGAAAATTGCGGCCGCGCAGCTTCCCAGCTATGTTGATGATGTGCTGGAAGCTGCCAACTATGCCTCGCTACCCGCAAACGGCGAAGCCGGAAAAATATACATAACCACTGATACTAACAATGAGTATCGTTGGAGTGGTTCGGCTTATATTCAAATTGTCGCCTCACCTGGGACTACCGATGCGGTGCCTGAAGGCACAACGAATAAATATTTTACAGTCTCACGAGTATTGACATCTGTATTAACGGGCATAGGTTTTAGTGCTACTACAGCAATTACTGCAACTGATACAATCTTACAGGCCCTTGGTAAACTTCAGGCTCAAATTACCGGCTTATTCAAGATTCCGACAGGAGGTGCAAGCGGACAGATATTAGCAAAAAATAGTAATGCTGATGGCGATTTGCATTGGATTAATCCGCCTTCGGGTAGTGGGGGTAGCGGTTCATCCGAACCATCAGGTCAAATAAAATCTTTTCGGGGTGATTATGGAGCGGTAGGTGATGGGGTAACGGATGATACGGTGGCTGTCAATGCAGCATTGCTGGCAAACAAAAGGGTATTTGATAACGGAGATTTTCTTGTTACAAATATGGTTAATGATTATGGGTGTCAAATCGAAGGAGACGTAAGAATATTAAAACAAACTCCAAACCAAAAACAGCAAATTAACTCCTATGCAGATAAATATCAAAGGATATTTGGAGAAGAGTATTTATCATCCTTTCACAAAAAGCTAATTAGTGGAACAGCAACAAAAGTAATATTGACGGGTGATAGCACTACTGCCGGTGATGGAACATCTAACGCTTCTTTTCGCATTGAAAATATCCTCCATATGTTAACATTGCGATATCAAATACAGGGAGGTGTGACGTATACAAATAATGCTGTTGGAGGTAAGGGAACTACGGATTGGCTTAGTACTTATTTGACTAACGATTTAGCACTTAACCCTGATGTATATATAATCCGTTGGGGGGTGAATGATACCATAAGTCTCACGGCCGACCAATTCATTGAGAATTTAGATACTGGACTTTCGACAATTAGAGCAAATGCTAATTTTACACGAGATAAGCTGACTATCATTTTACAATCACAAAATACAACCACGGATGATACTTCAGGCCATAAAGGGCAAATATTTAATGAAGCTGTTAACAGCGGTTTGCGGGTGCTAGCTCGTAAGTATCAATGCTGTTTTATGGATATTTATGGGATGTGGCAGGATAGCAAAAATGGCCAGGATTATATTAATTCAACCGATGCCACAACACTGAATTTAATCCATCCCAAAGATGTATTCTATGCTTGGATATCTGACGCTATCTTTAAGGTTTTGTATCCCGAGTATTTTAGAAAACTGCCATTTACCGAAAATACACAGACTGGTATTACAAACATGGCTGCCTTTTCTCATTTTAATATCGGTGTTAATTATGACTTTGTACTTTCGGATGATGGATACCCCATAAAAGGGCTTCTCACGACTCACAAAAACAGCATTGGCATGATTTCGCAATATCTGATGCCATACGACCAAGCGACTAGAATTTATATAAGAAACGGATACAATGGCATTTACCAGGAATGGGTACAATTACAAGCCGTAACGCCCCCACTAATTTATGATGGAACACCCGGAGGAATAACAATTGCTAAATTACCTACCGCGTTTCCCATTGGAATCTGTACCGATTTTGTTACTGCCAGTGATGGTTGGCCTATAAATGGGATGTTGATAACTCATAAAACAAGTATTGGTTTAATTAAGCAAACATTGTCATCTTATGACACGACAACGGATGAACGTGTACGCGTAGGTTATGGCTCTTGGCAAGCATGGAAACAGGTGACCTTAGCATAAGCGTTAAATTTACACTCGCTTACTTCATTGGAAAATCCTGGGTATGATTTCGGCAATAATTTAAGACTAAATCATCATAGCTTGTAGAGAAATAACATGAAGCGATTTATTTGCGCATTAATTTAGAAAAAATACAGTTTAATGCTACAATTACGATAAAATCAAAGCCTCTTTCATTTTGGGCATTAACTCGGAACATGAAGCGAAGTGCATAAATATTGACAAATCGTATATATTTTTTAAGCAGTCGATCTTTTCTTTGCTTGCTTTTTGTTCCGCGTGTTTACCGGTAAGTTTTCGAACGACCCTACTGTAAAATTCAAAAAAAACACTTTTTCTTTCGTGAAGAATATGCGGATAAAATGCTGAAATAATATTAATGACACAGAAATTAAATCTGCACGGCAACCAAAAGACTAAGTTTGCTCGTAACAGCTCGTATGAAAGTGCCGGATTTTCATAGTTACCGCCACCGCTCTTATCATCATACTGATAATAAACTTTTTCAAAAATCTCCTTATGAAATTTAGGTGAACATACAAATATGCCAGCCTGAATTACGTGGTTAAGATCATCGCCAGGTATACCACGATTAGAATAGTAGGAACCTGCGGATAGATTGCTTAAATACTTTATATTGTTTTTATCCCACGATTTATAAAGCCTTTCGAGAGATAATTTGAAAATGTCAGGAGTAGGCATCGAATATTGATCCACACAGCCCACTTTATCAAGGGGGACACCCTGCGTTATATCAGATGCATATTCACAATTAATGACAACATCACTGTCAACCCAAACTATTCGGTCGTATTCCAATGACCAGGGTTGTGAAAGGATTAATAGCTTCTGCCACGAAGGAGACCTTGTATTTGCAAGCTCGGATTTATCTAAAGCATTGGTAATAACAATTAGCTCAAAGTCGAACAAATCGCAGTACTGCTGCCAATTTGCCCTACAATATTCGTTAAATAATTGCTCAAATTTTTCGCCTATTGCTAAAGTAATAAGTGCTTTTCTCATTTAGATCTATCCTTAATATCTACCAAAAGTAATAAAAGCAGTATTAATAGCAGTGATCATCATCATATGGAATAGAAAACAAACTCAATTAACCTACAAAAACCCAAAATCAGCCTTCGTATACCACCAACACCCACCATGACAACATTTGAACACAGAGAAATCAGAGGCATCACCATAAAAAATATGATTGTAACTATTGCGAGCACTATAAGTATTGTTGTATCCGTTATGACGGGCTATTTCCAGCTCAAAGGCGATATAAAAGATATCCGCTCATCGCAGGAAACACAAAGCCGAATTAACGAGATCAGGTTAAAAGTGCTTGAAGGGCAGGTGAACGTACTTCAACAGGAAGTTCAGGGATTAAAAGAGGGAAAGAAATCTTAA